TCCGCCAAGCTGAAGAGAAATTAAATGATCCTCTTCATATGCAGATGGTTTTGAGCCCCAAATTGCAACATATGATTTATATGTTGTTGCTAGCTGAGTATCCTTTAACTTGTTTGTATAAGTAACAGTTGGACGAATTGTTTTTGTCCATCCGACTTTACAAACAGTTGTAGCAATGTTTGCTTGTGTAACATCTTTATTAATAGCTCCAGGAGTAACTTTTTTATCCTGAACTACCCAATCTGGTGTTGCTGCACTTGCTTGAAATGTTAATAGGACTATTGATAATCCAATTATTGTTAGTCCCAGCTTTTTCATAATTACTTAGCCTTCTTTACTGGTGCTGGTGCATCCCAATCTGGACGTGCAACTGCCATTACAAGACTGTAAGCTCTCTTCTTTTTAAAAACACCGTCTCCATTTGCTTGAGATCCTTTTGCATCACCGCTAGTATTTCCTTCAAAAGTAATTAGGTTTTTTCCATCATTTGAGTAAACAATTCCAACATGCTCTGTGTCTGTTGGGTTCTTGTCAAAGTTAAAAAATACGATGTCTCCTGGCTGTGCTTGCCCAATTGGAACAATTCTTTTGTTCTTAGCAAACCATTGTGCTCCTGCATCACATGATGCAAAACCCCTTTTTGTTGAAGCAGCAACTAGGTGAACTAATCCTGCATCATCAAAACAACCTGATACAAACATTGCACACCAAGGTTGATTATTCATTCCATAACGTTTACCAAAAATTGTATCGTTATTTGGGCCCTCTACATATTTTTCATCAGCATACTTTTTTGCTGCTGCTAAAACTTTTACTGCATTTGGATGTCTTGTTTCTTCTGCCATTTTATTTCTCCTATTTTTTAACTGGATTAACATGTGATATATATATTTTTTCTATATTAACATGTTTTGGTGCCATTATGGACCACCTAATTGATTCAGCTACATCTTCTGGCCTTAATGTGTTCTTTGACCCATCTTTATGATCATAACTTTCAGTACGCCCAGGTACTACTTCAGTAACTCTAATATTTTTGTTGCATAGCTGAAATCTTAAAATTTCAGTAAGCGTCATCTCTGCATGTTTTGCAACATTATAAAGACTTCCACCTTTATAAGCAAAATGACCTTGCATTGCTGTTACAACAACAACATTTCCTCCGCCATTATTTTCCATAATTGGAACAATTTGTTTTGTTATGTTTGCAACAGATGTTACATTTAAATCAAATGATTTTGACCAATTTTCTATATCATCATCTAATATATTATCAGAAAAACCAACTTTTCCACCTGCATTATTTATTAATGCTACTACATTTTTTCCAATAAGTTTTTGACAAAAATTATAAACTTGATCTTTTTCTGTTATATCTACAACATGAACTTCTATATTATCATTTTGAATTGCTTCAAGACTTTTTTTATTTCTTGCAATTGCAATTACATGGTATCCGTTTTCTGCAAGTAGTATTGAAGTTGCTCTACCAATTCCACGAGAAGCACCAGTCACTACAACAATATCTTTCATTAGTTTACTGTTTGTTTTAGCGAAGATCTCAACCACCAAGCGTGGAACTGAAGTTGATCTTGTCTATCTGCTAAAAAATTAGCCAATCCTTGTTCTTTTTGTAAGGTTGCTTCGTCAAACAAAATCTTAACATCTTGAATCATGTATTCAATCATAGATAAAAGTTGTTTTGACATAGCAATTGGAGAATTGCTATCCATCTGTACATCTCCGTAGGTATTATTTTGAATAAATTCTTGAAGAGTATAAGGCGCTTGTACATCATATTTTCTTAAAAATTCTGAAATTGTATCTACAGTTTCATATATATCTGTATATATTTTTTCAAAAAATGCGTGATACTGAGTAAATAGTGGTCCCTCTACGTTCCAATGAAACCCGTGTGCTGTTGAATAAAGCACAACTGAATTTGCTTGCCATTTTTTTAATAAACTAATTATTGTATCCATAATCTCAGTATACCATTTTTGTGATTTATGGTCTATACTCCAACATTTTCATATATATATTTTAAAATTTTTGTGTAATGTTCTGGCAATAAATGATCATTTAATAGGTAATTAATTGGTTTTTTAGGCTGCATCCATGGCTCTATCATGTCTGTACCCAAAATTTCTCTTATGTTTACTGGGGTATCAAGGCCTCTTTCTAAACACTGCTTTTTTAACTCTTCTACAAACATTAAATGAAACTCATGCCTATCTTCAAACTCTATAGCTGGATCTGTATGAAAAAATCTAAATTTGCTTGTAACTATACATATAAATTGAGGCATAGGTTCAATAAATATAATCCTAGCTTTGTTAAATTTAGCCAAAGCATTATCAATATATCTAGAGATAACACCTGAAACATTAACATAATTTTTTAAATCTGTTTGCGGCAACCAATTTCTTATATCTATATACCCAAACCACGGCATTATTATTTTGCCCTCTTCATTCCAATCGCTTAAAATTTCTTTTTGAGTTCCGCTTGCAAAATTTTCAAAATCAAAATGTAAAGCAGATCTTCCTGGGTGACAAGATATATAAAAATTTAAAGATTCATTTTTATAAGTTACAAGAGAGTCTTCCATCCACACACTATTTCCAAGTTTATCTATATACTTTGTTCTGTATTGATGATCAGATTCTTGCCTAGTGTCATTTGATTCATTTTTTTGTAAAAAATTATTAAGGCCAAATGAAAGTTTAGCCGAATGAGAATCTCCAATTATTAATATTTTTCTAGTCATAACTTATATTCTATCATATGTGTCCCCAGATGGTATCGAACCATCGACCCGCAGATTAAAAGTCTGCTGCTCTACCAGCTGAGCTATAGGAACGTATGGCAGTTTATTCTCTTGCCAAGGAGTTTTTTTATGCGTTAAGTATTTTTGCTAATGCATTAATTGTTGCTGCAATTCTTCCAATATCACGCAACTGTTCATTGGTGTAACCTTCATTTTTAAGAAGATCAAAATGCCCAGAAACACAATAATCACATTTACCAATTATTGATGCTGCTAATGCATATGATTCAAATTTAGCTTTTGTAGTTCCGCCATGGGTTCCAATTATATTCATTCTAAGCTGACCATTAACTTGTCTAAATTCTTCGTTATGTGATTTTCTTGAATATGGATACCAAACGTTGTTTTGAGCCATGACAGCACCTGCTCCAAGTGCTGCATTTTTTTCCAATTCATCATTTGAATTAGCAACCAAAAAAGCTAGTAGCTTTGAATTTCCAGTAGCAAATGCTGATGCTATTGCAATATGTAATGCATATTCTGGATCAATTTCTGATCTATTTATTACTGCATCTAAATTAAGCTTAATGTCTTTTGCAAATTCTGGAATAGATTCTTGAAGTTGAGTAACCCAATTTGTCATAGAGTTTCTCCTCCTAATGGCCTATTGCATGGACATAGCTCTCCTGTTTGAAGTGCATCCAATACACGTAAGGCTTCATCAGCATTACGTCCTACATCAAGGTTATTGCATGTAACATGCTGAATAATGTTATCTGGATCTATAATAAATGTTGCACGATAAGCAACACCTGATGGATGATGAACTCCTAAATCGTTTGCAAGTTGATGTGCTGTATCTGCAAATGACCATGAGTTTGTCTTCTTAAGATCTTCATGTGCATTTCTCCATGCAATTTTACAAAATTCATTATCAACAGAACCCGTCATAAGAATTGCATCTCTGTCATTAAAATCATTAACTAATGCATCATACGCAACTATTTCTGTTGGGCAAACAAAGGTAAAATCCTTTGGGTAAAACGCAATAATTTTCCATTTGCCTGGAAAAGAATCTTGCGTAATTGTTTCAAAAGAGCTGTCTTCATAAGACAAAGCTCCAGGTTTAACTCCAGTAACGGCAAAATTACCGAGTTTATCTCCTACGGTTTTCATTTTTTCTCCTTATATATAAGTGATACGGTGTATCGTACCCCTGGCTGGAATTGAACCAGCGACCAACAGATTAGAAGTCTGTTGCTCTTCCGCTGAGCTACAGAGGTGTGCGGCAGGTAGGACTCGAACCTACGATTACCGAATTATGAGTTCGGGGCTTTAACCAACTAAGCTACTGGCGCCAGTTAGTAAATTATACATTTAAACTACAGGAACGTCAATAGATTTTAAAAACATTTCTGCAATATGAATTTGTCTATGAAAGCCAAAATGTACGGCTGGTGAGGTATATGCATCCCTTGGATAATAAAAATTTTTTTCATTTGAATATTCTTGATGGCAGCTATCTGCAAAACTACATTCGTCATTTGAAGAGCATTGAGATATGTTTTGACAAAAAATTTCTTTCATATTATCAACACTTCTGCAATGCCAATTTTTCATATCGCTTGATATATAATTTTTAAATTCAGTATTTTGTACATTTAAATCTAGCCAATCAGACTCCTCTTGAGACCACGTTGTCCAAAATAACTTTATGTTGTTAGAATTACAATACATTTCTAACATCTTTATATATTGAATTGATATATCAAAAGAAGTTTCTTTTGGGATTACGTTTTCTGCAATTAAAGATTCATTTATTTTAAATTCATTTTTATTATTATTTTTATTCCAGACTCCGTACCTTATAATATCTTTTTCGTTTAAATTATTTTTTGGGAAATGATTGTATTTTGGAATCATGTGATCAGCTCTTGAAGCAATTTCAATCCTATAAAACTCTGGGAAAAAACAAAATACAAATTTTGGATTACCAAATTTGTTTACGTATGAAAAAAATTTATTTATGCTCCACATTATTGATTTCCCACATCCTGATAGGTTGTGTCCATTTAAATTAGCATTTTTAGAAATTATGTCTGCCCAATTTTTATTTTCTTCAACACCTATCCCAAATGTCATAGAACACCCTAAAGCTAAAAAATCTGCTGAGCTAGAAAATTCTTTAGAGTTAAAGCCATACTCGTTACAAACATTTTGCCAATCAGATATGTCATTCTTTAGTGGATAAGATGACTCTTTCCATATATCTAAATTCATTTAACAAATTCTTTTTCTACTATCTGCTGTACGTATTCTGAAAAATGTTTTCTAATGCTTCCCATAGGTCTTTGTCCATACGATTCCCATATCCTTTTATACTCTACTATATTTGCAAATGTTGTTGGGCATACAACTATGCCAGAGTATTCTCTTAGTACGGTAGGTAGGGGCACATGCTTGCTACAGCATTTGCATTCTTTTGCTTTTTCTTGGTATTCGCTCATATTATTTGCATCCTGTCCATTGCTTCTCTTAAATCTTGGGGCATTCTTGGTGCCCTGATCATATTATAAGATGTTGTATCTGGGTCATCTTTGGACCCAAAATCATTATCATAACTCATTGATTCATAAGTATGCACATTAATTTCTTGATTGTTATCAAATCTTGTTCTACTAATTGAATTGAATATAGCTCCACAAGTAGCATCCGCTAAATCTTTTGAACCCTTTCTAGGGTGATCCACCTTGTCTCTCATGATTCTAAGCTGGCACAATTCGTCTATAAGCAAAGGTATATGTGGCCCAATTAATCTTTCTTCAGCAACAACCATTGCCATATCATCATAATGTTTTTTAGCGACAGACAGAATCTCTGTATTGATGCCGTATTGTTTTAGTTGTTGCATCATATCATGAGAGTTCCATCTGTCAAAGGTACATATTGCTATATTAAATCCTCTTGTCTTAAGAGAAAGAATATAGTCTTTTACTTCTGTAAAATCTACCGACTTATCTTTAGTTGGTGTCCAGTATCTTACAGCATCTACTTCTACTATTGGAGCTGGCTGAGAGTAGGTGTCTGTGACTTTGACGTTTACCCATTTGTTTATATGTGCCATAGTTACAGCACAATGATCATGTTTTTGAGCCAAGTCTACATGTATGTAATATTTTTTATCTGGGTCTGGCAAGAACCATTCTTCAAGTCTTCCAAAATTATCTACTGCAATTGCGCCAACATTAAAAGCTTTTTCTACTTTTTCTCTTGATTTAAAAAATGCATCAATTGCGTCGGGGGGCATGCATGCAAATCTTGAAAGGGCGTCGGTTGGGTTTGTGTAAAATGCTGTTTTAAAATCGTCAATTTTTCTAACTGGGTTAATCTCCCAAGTTGGGCGTTTAATAGCATATACTTTAGGTATTTTATAAGATACAATATGATCTTCTTCCCATTGTATCTCAAACTCATTGCCTTCTGTGCCATCTGGTAGCTCCTCGTACATCTTAAATTTATGCTCTCTAACTACAGTTTCTTTTTCTCCAACAACAGCATCATATCTTTGCTGTATATAGTCATTTTTAAATCTGGGAAATGATAGTAAGATTACTTTTCCAAAGTCTGGAAAACGTGAATCTACTGAGGCCCTGTACATGTCATATACCGCACTACCAGTTTTTGCTTGATCGTGCCCAGTAGTATTTTCAATTGCAAATCCAGAAATTTCATCAAGGATTACAACAATAACATTGTATCCCTCCCAAGCTTCTCTTTCTGAGTGACCTGAGTGTACTGTTATAGCTTTACTGAATTGAATTTCAGATGCCTTGGAATAATATTTACCAACAAACCATGGCGACTTGTCTATTCGGCTTTTAAACCCTTTAAAGAATACGTTGCTTGCTTGTTGAGAGTTAATAGCAATGTTAATAATATCAATGCTGTCTCCTGGAGGCTTTCCATAATATGTCGCTGGGTCCTTGAGGCATAATAGTAAATATACTATATATG